CATACAGCGTTGGCTGCGTGGCTGAGGAGCCTGTCTGTGCGCCGGTCGTGAAGGAGAGGATGTTCTGATCCTCCCACCAATCAAGTCCCGCCCAGTCCTTGGCAATCAGTCCCTTCTCATTGAACTGACCGATCCTGGCCTGGGGATTGAACTTGCCCGCCTGGGAGTCCGTCACCGCAGACATGGTGATGGGATCCAACACGCAGTTCTTCTCCCCTTCAGTCGGGCACGCTTCCATGGCAAGGGTCGCCCGGGCATCCGAGAAGAGTTTGAAGGAGGCAGGCTGGATGCCAGGGGATCCTAAAGAGATCGCGGTATTCAAGGTGCAATACTGGGCAGTATCCGCATCAATGCGGTTTGCCACAGTGGCGATCTGGGGCTTCAAGATGCGCTTCTTGAACATGTCCATGGACAGCGCCAGATCCTGGGTCGTGAACTGCACGTCCACATGGAACTGGTAATTCAAGACCACCTGAAGATAGGTCTCAAACGTGTCCTCGACATTCAGCGGCGGACCGTAGGTGCCGATGTATCGGGGCGGACGGCGGAGGTTGACGGTGTTGCCAACTTTTGCGCCGGTCTGTGCAAATTCGTTCGAGTACTGCCGCTCGACACGATTCGCAATGACCAGCTCGTTTTCGAGCACCACCAATGCTTCATTGGTGATATAGCTCATCGTGAGCAGCTGCTGGGTCATGAAAAGTTCTCCTAAATGGTTTTATTTAGGAGCACCCGAATCTACTTCTTGCGAAGTTTCTCTCTCTCGTAGGCTCGCAACTCCGCAAATGACATCTTGGAAGGATCAGTGTTGACCGTTCCTGAGCCACTGGTGGAGAGGGGAGTAATGGGAGGGGGCGCTCCAGTTCGCTCTGGCGGCTTTTCAGGCTCAGGGGCCTTTACAGGCTCCTTTGCTGTCAGTTTCGCTTCGAGCTTGCCCAGTTCCGCTATGCCGCGGATCGGGGATAGTTTGGCAATTCGCTGCGTCTCATCAGGATTTTTGGCTAGAAAGTAAGCCATTTCCCCTGACTGATCGCTTTCGGTTATATACGTTAGGACGAACTGCGGAACCATATCCGCTGGAGTACCTTTCACACTCGACATCACTTCATCAAAGTCGCTGTGAGTCTTTCTGGCTTCATTAGCCGAGGCCAGGACCTTAGCTTCAAGCTGCGCTCGCTCTCGGGTCGAGCGCTCTTCATCCATCAACCGGCGCGTCTCTGCCTTGTTGTACTCAGTGACGGCTTTCTGATACGCATCCTGGTCAAATACATTGTCTTTGACGAATTCGGATACCACGGGAAACTTTAGTTCCTCAACTTTCGGTGCCTCTTTGGGCTTCTTCACTTCCGAAAGTTCAGCTTCTAAAGCTCTGGCACGTTCCTCCGCTAATACCGCACGATTGTATTGTTCAGTGGCTAACTTTCTGTCTAATTCCGCCTCTTCCTGGGCTTCTTTACGCAATCGATGCTGCTTGTTCACGTATTTACGTGATTCCTCAGACAGCGTGGGCACCTGCTCTTCGGTCTCAATCGCCTTCTCCAAGGCCTTATCGACCTCTGGGGGCTTCTCAGCCGGCTTTTCGCCCAAATCCACCACTGGAGCAGCTTTTTGCACCTCCAAGATGGGAGCCTGTTCAGCAGGCTTGGCCTTGTGATCCGGAACGTGCGTGACGGTGCCTTTTTCCAGGAACTCAGGTAATCCATGACCTGTGATGACCTTGCCCATTTATGGAGCCTTCTTGATGAAGGTTGCAGTCATGTCCTGGACTGCTTCCTTGTAGAACTGCATGGCAAACTGCTGTGCTTCCTGATTCTTGGGCACGAAGTTTGGGTGTATCGAATATCCCCACGTACACTCAAAGTCGCAGTTATAGCCATCAGGATTCCACTGGATGTCATTATCCGGCGCGTTATCCGCACGCCAGGTCTTGGATAGGTAGTAGAACCACATCTCAGATACTGGAGGCCACTGATGGGTGAAGTCACCGTAAGCACGGTTCGAGCACCAGTGAGGCGTGATGATGGTGGCCTTAGCTCCTACTCGCATCACCCGATACATCTCATTGACGATCTTGACGCGCTGCAATCCGGTGAAGTGTTCCATCACGTGGGACATGTGGATTTCAGCGATTGAGCCATCCTTCCATGGCCAAGGAGTCTTCAATAGGTCGTGTACAACATCGATGCCATCGAATTTACGACGATCAACGCCTAGGAAACCTGCCTGCTTTCGAGTGCCGCAGCCTAAATCAAGTTTGATATCCGCTTCGACCTCAACTGCTTTCAAAGCTCGCTTAGCCATTATTTGGTGCTCCAAGTCTCTTGGTACACCACATTATCTGGCCATCCAGGAGGGGGAGGATTCTGATTGCTCATCTGTGCTGCCTGATTGAATGCCTTCAATCCAGATCCTGATGAGACAAAATTGGACGGCAGATATCTTGATTGCGATTGCCATCCACCCTCAGTCATACCAATTACGCTAGTGCCTAAATACATTCATCGCTCCTGCCCCTAAAGGGCTTAATGTTGGAGATATATGTCACTAAATGACTGTCTAATCTGTATGGAATTACTCCATTTACCACAGCAAATCCCTCATGCATATATCCGATAAAAACAATTAGTACTCCCAGTCATGCCATCTTTCAGAATCCAATGTGATGGCACTCCAGAAAATACTGTGCCAGGACCCCATACTGGTTTTTTACATTGACACGGCTCACTGTTTGATCCTCCATGATAGATCATCAGTACATCGTGTCCGGTGGACCGAAATCGCCATTCAAATCGTAGTGCCCGACCTTCACGGAACAGTCGATTGCACACCGATAACCGTACTTTCTAGCCTTGCTCCAGAAGGTCAAATCCTGGGTTCCCACTCCAAGCCCATCCTTGCCGTTCAATGTCTTGAACCACGGCTTCTCGATGCGCTCGTCGGTAAACATCTTCAAACGCCACAGGTTAAATCCCATGCCGGTGCCGTAGCACTCCACAAGTCCGCCATTGATATCTGGAGCCTGAGGACGATAGTTGAGCAAAGGGTCTTTGATATCCCCCCATATCTGCGCAACTCCTCCATCCCCTTTTGTGAAGTACAGTCCGCCAATACAGGACAATTCAGGATGGTTCTCCATCTGTTCGATGAGCTTGACCACTCCATCAGCCGGAGGACAGTTATCATGCTCGATGGTGAGGACATATTCCCAATCCTTGATGTCAGGCGTATTGAGCACATTCTCGATTGCCTGGGAATAGGCATCCCCGACTTCCATTCCCTGCGCCAGAATCCTCACCACTCCGTTATTAGGCGGAAAGGCAAGATTCCAGTGCGATAGAGCAACCTTTGCAGGGATCGTATCGGCAGCCGGGATGATAACGATCACCCGCTGCTTCTTCCACGATCCGCCTTTTAAGATGCGTGCAGAGGTCTTCTGCAAATCCTTGTTATGGGCACCTGCAAAGTCAGCAACCGTGAAGGATGGCTTCAATCAGTAGTTCCTCATCACAAAGGCATAGTTGCCGGCGAGCGCATTGGCTCCGGTTTGGTTAATGGCCGTAATGGGCAGCGTATTGGGCAGTGCGCCAGTGGTCGCAGAGTACACGCCCCATCCACCCATGAGGTTGGTCGAGGCATTGGTTGCCGCAGTCAGTTCTGCATAGTTCACTGCAGTCTGATTGGTGAGCGCTGCCTGGATCGACATCGAAAAGGCCAACGCAGTCGTGGACAGTCCCACGCTGGAATTGGTGGTGGAAATACAAAATGCCACCAAGTATTCACCCTGCGCCATATTGATGTTCAGCGGCACCGAGAGCGGGCGGATTGCTGCACCTGAGAACTGCGTCGAGCCTGCACTGTTGGATGCCCAAGTGAAGGAATACGTCGCAGAGGCCTGGGAGAGCAGATTCGCGTAGTTGGTCGTTCCTGCCGTATTGGTGCTCTGGGCAGTCTGATAGATACCACCAATGGCGGTAATCAGCGCAGCTGCGGTTGCTGTCGTGGCAGCCGTGGCTTGTGACATCTCAAGCAGGCAATCTAATCGCGATGCACTGATCGGATAGGTGCAGTTGAAGTACTGGAAGGACAAGGTGCCATTGCCGAATGCCGCACCGTTGGTGAATCCCACAGGATATACCACGCGGGACATGGGACCGTTGGATACGTAAAGCTCGGTGTTGGGAATGCCGGCTTGTGCCGGTCCTGGATTAGCCATTATGTGTTCTCCGTTAAGGATTTAGGGTTTCGATTTCTCATCTTTCGCTGCCTGCTTTTCCATTTCCTGGGCATAACCGCCCTTAACGTGAGAGTCCAATAACTTTCCAGCCTGCCCTATCTCAGCCACCGCAATACTGCTTTGAGCGCTGATATGAGCTTTTTCAATCTCTGTGTGAGCACGGGTCGCCGTATCGTGTACGTGCGTTGCCGCATCCACCTGCGTGTCGTGGACCTTCGCATTTGCACCGATCTGGGCTTTGGCCAAGCCGAACTTCTGCTCCAATTCAAGCTGCTGAATCTTCTGATTAGCGGCTGTCAACTGTTGCATTACGCCCTTGACGATGTTCTGCGCATCCTGCGGCATGCCTTCCATGGCCTTTTCCATGCCTCCG